AGATTCGACATCAGCGAAAGAAGGATCAGTGATGAAGGTAAGTTGAGTTACGTTACCAATCATCTTGAAGTAACCACGTTGTTGTTCAGAAGTCATGGTCAATTGGTTCCAGATGTGCATCCAATCACCATATTGACGATCAATTCTTTGACCACCAATTTCGACTTCAACTTGAGCAATTAATTGTTCACCTGGGAAATCAAGCCAACGGGCATAGACACCAGTGTTTTCTCCAGAGGTATAGTTTCCGAGACCCATAAGTTGGTTAATCTCAGGAAGAGTAACTTGTAAATAAGTACGGTAAGCAAGGTCACCATTTCTACTGATGACACATTGTACACGACGACCGAAATCGGCTTGGCCGTTGAAAGTTTGTTCGATTGATTCGATGGCAAAGTTAGTATATCTACGATAAGTAACTTTCCAGAAAGTAATTTGAGGATTACCAGTAAGGTAAACATCTTGAGCACCATAAGCTACGAGTTGCATTAATCCACCTCCCATTTTATAATATGGCTAAAGAAAAAAAAATTTTGGAAATTAAATTAATTAATTTAATTAATTAAATTAATTTTAACAAAAAATTTAATTTAATTTTTTCAAGAAATGATTTTATTTAGATCTAAATTGCTTTTCATAAATTTCAATAAATATGAGTCTTCGAGTATTTCTTTTTTACCCTCATGACCTTTTGTAAATACATATGATCCACTTTTTTTTTTAACAGTCCATCCTTGCTCTATTGAATTATAGAGTAATAACATTTTTTGAAATTTAATGGCATCCACCTTTAAATTATCATTATTTTCTAAATCTTTCAAAGATTCTAAATTAATTTTGAAATCCATTAAATAAGTTTAAGAAAACTAATAAATCCTTCTAACTTATAATAAAGACATTTAAATTGTCACTTAATTAGAGGATGGAATTCTAAATTTTCTTCTATAAAATCGTGAATAATGTAATTCTTCGCTTTCTAAACTTTTAATATTACTTCTAATGATCACTCCATTGTCGTTTGAATAATATACATTTTTAATTTTATATCCCTTCTTTTCAGGTAATGTCTTCATAGTTTTTATACAATTCGCACATGGTTTAGAATTTTGCAGTTTGTTATTTTTGGAAAATCTTATAACTAAAATATTTATATTTTGAAGACGTTTATTTCTCTCTAAAGGTTTAAGTTTATTAATAGCATCATGTTCAGCATGAACACCATTATTAATTCCATCAATATCACCAATTCTATTAAAACCGAAACTTAAAATATTAAGTTTTCCCTTTGGCATATTTCCCTTGTAAAAGACAGCATGCATGATTATAATTTCCGCACAAACAAGATGATATTTTACTTGTACCATTCTCATAAGAATTAATATCAGTATCAATCGGTAAACAAAACCGCTTCATAAACAATGTATCAAGTATCTTTGACATTTTAATTATTTGATATTTTTAATAATTTTAAAAATTTTAAAAATATTTCAATTTTATTTTGTTTAATAAAATATATATTTTTTCTATATTATAAATTAAATAAATATTCATTAAAATATAAAAAGGAGTGATGCCGTCTTTTAAACCAAAATCCAGCAAAAAGATAAAATTCAATAAAAAATCTGCTGTTACACTTGATACAAAGCATAAAGAATTTTTAAATGAATTTTCTAAAGACGAAGATATAATATTAGAAAATAAATATGAAATACATAATTTAAAACAAAAATTAAAGGATGAAAATAGTAATCTTTCTATAGAAGAAAAACTTGAATTAACAGATAAAATTACAGAATTAAAAGAAAATATAAAAGAAACTCATCAAAAAAAGAAGGAATATTTACTTGACAACTCGAAATATATATTTGAATATTTTGAAAATAAGAAAAATATTTCAACAGGAACAACTTCACAATCTACTAACAATAAATCTAAATTAGTTAATAATTTTTTTAAAATTAAAGAACAAATTGATGATAATAAAAATCTGATACAAAAAAATAATAACAATATTGTTTTAAAATACTTAAGTAATATTAGTGATGATTTTTTGGATATAAATAATTTTGTTTATCAAACAGATATATGTCAGGTTTGTCATAAAGGTGAATTAATACCATTAGAAGAAGATGGAGTATTAATCTGTAATATGTGTTCAAGAAGTATTCCATATCTTATTGAAAATGAAAAACCATCTTATAAAGAACCACCAAAAGAAGTTTGTTTTTATGCTTATAAACGCATCAATCACTTCAAAGAAATATTAGCACAATTTCAAGGCAAAGAAACAACTCAAATACCTCATGATGTAATAGAGAATATCAAATTACAAGTTAAGAAGGAAAGAATTACACTTAGTCAAATAACTAATACAAAAACAAAAGAAATATTAAAAAAATTAGGCTATAATAAATACTATGAACATATACCATTTATTAAAGATAAGTTGGGAATAAATCCACCTATTATGTCTCCTGAGTTAGAAGAGACTTTATGTAATTTATTTATTGAATTACAGGCACCTTATTCTAAATATTGTCCTGATCATCGTGTTAATTTTTTAAATTATTATTATACAGCATATAAGCTTTGTGAATTATTAGGAGAAGAAAAATATTTGGAGCATTTTCCTATGTTACAGGATCCAGAAAAAAGAATGGAACAAGATGTTATTTGGAAGAAAATTTGTGAAGAATTGGATTGGGAATTTATTCCGACTGTTTAAAGCGTAGCGACTGTTTAAAGCGTAGCGACTTATAATAATATTATAGAAATATTATTATATTTATGAAAAAGTTGAAAGTTATGTTAATTGAATTCCTAATATTCTTTGATACAATAATAACCCAGCATCCTGAATAGGTAATATATAAGCAAATGTATTACCAGTGTTATTATGTGAATGCCATAATCCAGGTGGAGTAATAAACATTTCAGAATTATTCCAGTGAATTTTTTGTGGATTTTTTATATTACCGTTTTCATCTAATTCATCGCCTAATAATGTGTATATATTATCACTATCATCACATTTAATACATAAATCTAATGCTACTGAATTATGTCTATGAGGTCTCTGTATAGTATTTGGTGGTAATTCATTATATAAAGCCCATAAAACTGGTGTAATTGTATTATTTCCAATTCTTTCAGTATCTTTATTACTTAATAAAATACCTTTTCTATTATTATTTTCAACTGATAAATTCTTTAAATTATTTAATAAAAAGTCTTTATCATAAATAGCTGGTAAAAATATCTTTTTTCTTGGTACACAACCTAAGAAGTTAATTAACGGACTATCATTTATATAGTAAATATTTAAATCATTATCTCCTATATTATTTATAGAAAGAGAATTAAATAACGGACATATAAAAATATCACCCGATGAAATTAAAAACTCTTCTTTATCTAAAATCATTTTACATTTACCGTCAATAATATAAAATAAATGAGATGATCCGTTTACGTAATTAATATTATTATTTAAATCTAAATTATTATTTATAGATAATTTAATAAAACTTGCTAATAAATTAGGTGACGTACATTTGTGAGACATATTGTATAAATCAGAAAATTCAATAAATGTAATACCATAATCGCAATCTTTTATATTTTTTTGAAAAATAGGTACATTATTTAATTTTGGATCCACATTTTTTTCATATTCATATGCTGATATATACTGCTCCTCCATTTATAATAATAATTATATTATATCTCTAATTAACTTTAGTTATAATATAATTATTTACCATTTACTAAGGTTTATAAGGAAATAATTTTAACATATTAGTGTTATAAATAGAATAATTAGGTTCATAACTATTAGCACCTACTCCATTACCATAACAAATACCACCTCTCTGTTTTCTTCTGTTTTTACGTGTTTTTTTCGCTTTTTTTCCTCGTCTTTTCTTGGTAGTTTTTCTACGTCTTTTTCCACCAAAATATGTGTCATCAGGACCAAAAGACATGTCATCAGGTTCAGTTGTATATCCACTATTATTGCTTGTATTTAAATGAGATAAATGTAATGAACCTTCATCATCTAAATCATGTGTATCATCTTCAGCATGTGGAATATCATCTAAATCAAATGATTGATTTAATGAATTTTCTTGTCCAGTGGTATATCCACTTTCATTCATTCCATTATCATTAATTCCACTTTCATTCAAATCAGATAAATGTAACGGACCGTTTGATACAATAGAATTATCACTTACTCCTAATTCATCCATGCCACCTCGCATTTTTCGTGTTTTATTTCTTCTTTTATGTCGTGTATTTCGTTTTGCCATAATATATTATTAATAGATTTAAAATATATTATGAATATTAAATTCTATATTAAAGTATCTTAAAATCCACCTGGGAATTTGACCAAGTTAGCTCCGATACCGAAACCAGCACCTGATCTTGCGGTAACACCCATAGATGGAACATAAGTATCAAGAATACTAAATGTAGCAGCTGCTGTCAAAGCAATCAAAACAATTTCCTCAATATTCAAAGAACGTTTAGGAATAGCATAAGCTGCAATAGCAACCATCAAACCTTCTACAAGATATTTGATAATTCTCTTAACAAGTTCACCAACGTTGATTAAACCGTTCATTATATTAATTAATAAGAAAAAATAATTATTGCGATAAAAAACTTAAAAATAAATAATTAAATTATTTAAAATGGATCGAGCTAAAACTAAACAATCCAAAAAAACTGGCTTTGAGAGAAAATTAGTTAATGGAAAAGAAAATACTAAATATGTTGACTTATTAGAAGAAGATAAGCCAATAGCTGGACAGAAATTTGTATGTATGTCTTTTTGTTCTCCTGAAAAAATCCTAAAGCAAAAGGAAATATTCTTTTTTGAGGAATTCCTAAAGAATTGGGAATTTAATAAATCGATGGAAAAATTCCTACAGTTTATAAATTTTATTTCTTATAAATATAACTTGTCATTTGAAGACCTAAATAAGGATTTTAAAGACTTTGTTCAGGAAGAAAAGGATAATTTAGCTAAGTCTAATTTAGCAGATGATTATAAAACATATCTTGATAATAATGAAGATGATTTACAAAAAAATTTTGATATTAAAAATAATTTTCAAACAAGTACAAGAGGATTGAAAATTAGAGGAGTTTATCCAACACAAGAAGAAGCTGAATTAAGATGTAAAATGTTGAGGGAAATAGATCCAAATCATGATATTATGGTTGGTCCTGTTGGAATGTGGATGCCATGGGATCCAGAAGCATATAAAACAGGACGTGTTGAATATATGGAAGAAGAACTTAACCAATTAATGCATGAAAAACAAAAGAACGAAGCCAATGCTAAGACAGCGTTTGAACAACGTGTTAAAGAAACTAAGCAAAAGGCAATTGAAGAAAATATTAAAAATGCTGAAAAAACTGGTAATACATTATCACAGACTATTGATGAAAATGGTAATTTAATTGGTGTAAATAATGCCAATACCCAAGAATTTGCTCTTGGTGAACAGGAAAATATTTCAACTGCTGATATTTGTAAGGAATTATTTGAAGGGGAAAGTATTGTAGTTGGAAAATCAGATTATGGTCAAAGTCAATTAAAATCAGGACCATTCGCAAATAAATAAATTTATTTATAAATTTAAAAATATTATATAAAAAAATAATTATATAATATTTAAATGGAAAACTATAAAGTTTATTGTTTATCTTATAAAAATATTGAAAGAAAGAAATTAATGAAGAAGCGATTTGAAACTTTAAATGTGGATTATTTATTTTATGATGGCGTAGATTCAGATGATAAGAGAATTCATCCAGATTCTTACAAACAATGCTGGTCATGTATGTATGGTCATATGGATATGATTCAAATGTTTTATAATGACCCAACCATTGATTATGGTATTTTTTGTGAAGATGATATTTTTATTCATAAAGATTTCAAAGAATTAATACCACAAATAATAAAAGATTTTAAATGTCTAAATTTAGATGTCTTATTATTAGGTTACCTGGTACCATTTAAAATTCATGACTATTATATTGGTTTTCATTTAATAGATAATAACTTTAAA